ATGCACGCCACCGCAGGCGACAGCGCGACGGGCGAGGCCGAGCGCGAATGGGACCGCATGATCGTTGGCGGCATCGCCATCAGCGTCGCCGCACATCACACCATCCCCGAGGCCGACCCGTGCCTCGACCCGTTCGCAGGGCTCGTGCCCCGCGAGATGACGAAGGAGACCCCATGCCCGAGCCCTGCCCCGAGTGCAACGGAACCGGCTTCATCCCCTTCGTCACCACCACCGACCACGACGGACGCCGCTACTCCATCGGCATGCGATGCCCATACTGCGACGGAACCGGCCTCACCAGCACCGACGACGGAGATCTCGACCCCGACGACGGCCTCGACTGAACCCGTCGAGCGCTCGACGTGGTGGCCCGTCGACATCGAGGGCGTCATCACCGGCGAGCGCCCCCAGGTCACGACGTCGCACCTGCTACGCGAGGACGGCGCGCCCGCGTTCTACCCAGCCCGCGTCAACGGCATCATCGGCCCGTCCGAGTCGGGCAAGTCGTGGGTCGCACTCGTCGCCGTCGTCCAGGCCATCGAGGACGGGCAGAACGCGACCATCCTCGACTTCGAGGACGACGAGGTTGGCGTCGTCAACCGCCTGCTCGCCCTCGGCGCAAGCCCCGCAGCGTTGCGCGAGCACCTCGCGTACGTCAGCCCCGCCGAGCCCTACGCGCCGTTCATGCAGTCGGGCGCCGACCTGATCGAGCACCTCGACGCGACGAGCCCCGAGCTCATCCTCGTCGACGGCTTCAACGCGGCGATGGGGCTGCAGGGCCTAGACCTCATGAGCAACGGCGACGCGACGCGCTTCTTCCAGACCGTGCTGCGCCCACTGGCCGCCCGCGGCGCATGCGTCGTGTACGTCGACCACACGCCGAAGAACTCAAGCGAGTCAGCCGGCGGAATTGGTGCACAAGCCAAGCGTGCCATGACGAGCGGCTGCACGCTCAAGGTAGACGTCATCACACCATTCGGAAAAGGCCAGCGCGGGAAGGTTCGTTTGTACGTCGACAAAGACCGCCCCGGCGCCGTGCGTGGCATTTCTGCGCAATCCAAGGCGGGGCATTGGTATGCCGATGTTTCTGTTTCTTCCGAGGGCGATGAATCGGTGAATATCGCTATTCAACGACCCGAGGGAATGGACGCGAGCGGGCATGTCGTGTTCCGTCCGACAGTGCTCATGGGACGCATCAGCGACTACCTCGCGGCTCACGAGGAAGCCAGCGTGGCTGACATCGTGCGTGACGTTCGCGGCAAGTCGGACGGACTGCGCGAGGCTCTCAGAACGCTCATCGACGAAGGCTGGGTCGAGGTCGGGCGCGAGTCGACGAAGCACACTCACAGGCTTGTTCAGACGTTCAGCGAACTCACCTCTCCCCCCCAACTCCCCCCCCATACCCCAGCCATACCCCAGCCATACCCCGGGTGCGGGTGCAAGCGAGACCGTACCCCCATACCCCCAGCCCCTACGTAGTAGGGCTGGTGGGGGTGCGGGTCGAGCAGGTCGAGAGGGCCTCGTCGAACGAACCATCGGAGGGGAGCGACTCCTCTTCAACCCGAGCACGGGAGAGACCTACCCGCTCGACGAGGAAGGCGGCGCGTGATGGCGAGCAAGAAACCGATGAGCGCGAAGACGAAAGCCCTCCTGCTCGACACCGACGTCATGAGCACCCGCGCGCTCACCATGGCCCGCAAGGCGCGCCGCTGCCCCACCTGCAAGGCGTGGACGTGGGCAGCCCTGGCCGACATCGGCCCCTACGCCGGCGTGCACGTCACCTGGGCGCCGACCACATCATTCGGTGAATACCTCGCCCTGAGCGCGGGAATTGCCACATACATGCTCGACGGCGCAGGAATCGAAAGACGCGTCGCACGCACCATCACGAAATACCCCGCCGACGAATACCGTACGCACACCCTGCACATGTGCAACGGCCCACCATTGCCGGCGCACCCGGACTGGAAACAAATGCCACCAGGCCACGAAATGCAATTCGGTGACAATCTGAGAAAGGAAAGACGAATGCCCCCCGCCAAAGGCCCCCCCCGCCGCGACAAGCTCGACATGATGGCGCGCCGAGCGCGAGGCGAGAAGCTCGCCACCATCGCCGCAGCCCACGGCGTCACCGTCCAGACCGTGCGCTACCACCTCACCCACGAGAGCGCGCCTCGTGTCCTCGCCCCGTGCGGCACGCTCGCCGCGCACAAGCGTCACCGTCGCCGCGGTGAGCAGCCGTGCCTGCCGTGCCTGGACGCGCTCAACGCCTCGCGCCGTCAGAAGAAGGCAGCCGCATGAGCCGCGCGAAGGACATCGGTACGCGCGCGTTGATTTCGGCACCGATGCTATCCCGCCACACCCCGGAATCTCGCGGCGTTCCGGGGTACAATGAGACGAGCCCGAACGGTGCTGGAAACACCATCCGGGCTCTGACCCCAGCACTTGATCTCAGCAAGGAGGGGCTAGCCATGCAGGCTACCCGAAAGCCCATCGACCCTGCCACGTTGACCGAGCGTGTCATGCAACGCATCTGGTCTAAGAGCGTCATGACGCCATCCGGCTGCATCGAGTGGACCGGAGCCATCGCGCGCAACGGATACTCAGTCATCGGATTCGGCCGCAGAGGAAGCACGGCGCGCGTGCATCGCCTCACGTACGTCTGGGCGTACGGGGATGCCCCAGAAGAACTCTCCGACATCGACCATCTGTGTCGAAACCGTGCATGCGTCAACCCGTCCCACCTGGAGGCGGTGACGCGCCGGGAGAACATCCGCCGCGGTATCGCACGGGGATCCGAAACCATCCGCCTTGATGAACTATCGGGCATCTGCCCTCGCGGGCATGATCTGACACTGGCAGACGCCTGGATCAGAAGGGGTGACGGGCGCACCTGCCGCCTCTGTGCCAATGAGCGAGCGCGCGACTATCGAAAGACGCAGCACGCCAAGGACGTCAAGAACGCACGCAGGCGGGAGCGCCGTGCGACCGACCCGGACTACCGGCGCAAGGAGCAGGAGCGCGACCGAAAGCGGGACGCCGAGGGGCGACGAAAGAAGAAGGCGTCATGAGTAATCCGTCGAAGAAGAAGGGCACCGCGGGCGAGGTCGCGGCGATGAAGTGGCTGCGCGACAACGGTTTCCCTTGGTGTGATCGTCAGCCCTTGCGCGGCAACCGTGACACGGGTGACCTGCAGTTGTGCATCGACGTGATCGCTGAGGTGAAGAGCGTCGCGGCTGGTGCGACGGGGCAGCCGCCTCAAGGTCTGCTCGCCACGTGGCTGATGCAGACCGACGTCGAGACTGAGAATGCGGGCGCCGAGTTCGGTTTGCTGATCGTGAAGCGTGCCCGCATGGCGAACCCCGCGCACTGGTTCGTCTACATGCGGCTCGGCGAGTGGCTCAGGCTCACCGGCGCGCACCTGCCCCTGCCTGACCCGTCGCAGCCCGTGTGCATGAGTCTCGCGTCCGCCGCCGCCGTCCTCAGGTCCGCTGGGTACGGCACCGCCCCCGAAGGAGAAACGCTGTGACCTACTACTGCGACCGATGCCTCAGCGAGCACGAAAGCCCCGACTTTGTTTGCACCGAATGTGAGGAAACCCGATGAAGGTTCAGATCGTTCTCAAGAGCGGAGCGTCGATCGAGGTCGACCTCGAAGAGCTCCGGATCGGACGCTCGCCGATTAGCGGGGAACTCACGTCGCTCACCTGGACAGGCCAGGAGGGCGGGGTCGGACTGCAGTTCCTCGACATCTCAGAGGTTGCCGCGATCACGTCGCTAGGTGGGGTGCCCAATGAGTGACAACCTCACGCCCGACCAGCTCGACGAGATCGAGGCAGCGGCGAAGAAGGCGACGCCCGGTGAGTGGGTGCATGACGAGTTCGGCGAGGTGCGCGGCTCCAATGGTGAGTCGCTATTCTTCGGCGATGCGGCCGGGTACGCGCTGCCCATCAGCCGCGCCATTGCTGAGCACATCGCCACGATGGACCCGGCCACGACGCTCGCTCTCGTCACTGAGGTGCGGGAGCTACGAGCCAAGGTGGAGCGGGTGCGAGGGATCATCGGCCCGCGCGAACTTCTCGACCCCCATCAGGGAGGATGCGAGGGACTGGCCGACGAGACGCTGCTGAGCATCCTTGACGCGTTCGAGGAGGAAGCATGAGGCCGTCACCGTCCCCCGCGGTGGTGCCGCTGCTCGTCGGGCTCACGATCTTGCTGTGGCTCGCCGTTCGCGCGCTTGGGCAGCTCGCCGAGCACCCGGAGCCCGGCCCCGAGTGGACGCATGATCGCGGGTCGATCTTCTGGTCGTGCGCCGATAGCGGCCGCGCGCTCATCCGTGACGTCGACACCGGCTCGACGTTCCTCGACCGTGACGACCGCAAGTGTGACGCGGGAGGGTGACGATGAGCGATGACAGCGGTCCCACCTTCGTTCTCCTCCTCTCCTTCCGCCCGCCCGGCATGACCGATGAAGAGTTCTTGGAGTTGTGCTACTACCGCTACGCCTTTCCGCAGCGGATGATCTTCGGCTCCACCGCGTAAGCCAACGCCCCGCCATCGTGCGGGGCTGCGGCATGTTCGTTTCTGTTGAATCCAACACTCGACGGGTAGAATCCAACATGCCCCGCCACTGCCACGAGAGGCCCCTCGTGAACGACTGCATCCGCGCATGTGCCATCCGCAATCGCCACGCCGACGACTGCGACGACCCCGACCGCTGCAACGGCTGCGCCACGCGCCCCGCCGAGTACGGCAACCTCTGCTGGCCCGACCACAAACGCCTCGACGAGATGCTGCGCCAAGCACCCGAGCAACATCACCTGCTGCTCGTCATGGCCGGCGAACGCGCGCCGAGCGCCACCGACACTGACGCCGACCTCATCCATGGCAGCGGCCCCGCGTACGCCACGCCCGTCCGTCTCGGCTGTATCGACGTCGCGCAAGAGCTGCAGGACGTCCTCAGCGATCTCGTTGAGCGCCTCATCGACAACTACCGTATGGTCGGGCCGCCCATGCTGCAGACCGCTGCCGAGCGCGACGACCCACGGCGACGCGTCTACTCCCCCAGCGCCGGCTACTACTGGGCCGAGGGGCGAGCGCGCTGGCACGTCGACCGCTCAGCGCCGTGGCTGCGAGCGCAGATCGAGCGCCTCGAGCACGAAGATTCCATTGGCGAGGACTGGGGCACGCTCGCCGACGCGATGAGCCGAGCGCACGCCCTAGCACCCTGGCGTCCCGCGGCGACGCGCATGCACGGAATCCCCTGCCCCACCTGCCAGCGCAAGAGCCTCACCCTGTTCGGTGGCGACGAGAGCATCACCTGCGCCTCGTGTCGCGAATGCATTACGCCCAGCCGGTACGCGATCTGGGTGCGAATGCTCGAGGCCGAGGTATCGGCGGCCACCGCATGACGTTGACGACGGATGAAGCGGCGCGCCTCACCGGGCGGACACCGCAGTGCATCCGCATGTGGGTGATGCGCGGCAAGCTCGAGCCAGTACGCCGCGGCGCCAAGCCGCTGCTGTTCCGTGAGGACGACGTCCTCGACGCTGACGAGAAGGCGACGAGCAAGGCGGAGAGGCGCAGGCTCGACACGCTCGCGTCGGCTTGGCTTGACACCGCCGCCGCCGATCTGTGACGATACGCGTGCAGGACAACTCTGTCCGAACCACGCCCCGAGTCATTGCGACCGGGGCGTTTCGCGTGTCCGGGCCTACTCGTGGCGAGGCAAGCCCGGACGTCGAGCCAAGTCCACGCGCACGCGCCCACCTAGCCACTGGCATCGGACGCAGCGTGTGGCCCACCATCCGGATGCCGCAGCGGATGGCGTGACACACCCCGCGCGCCCTAGGGAATGGCGGGGAGCTGCGGCTACAACGTGAAGGGGTGAGCGCGCGTGGCAGACACGATGATGCCCTGGCACAGGGCAGGACGAGCATTCCGCAGGCGCCGCCCGTTATGCGTCGACGACTTCGACCGCTTCCCCACGATCGCTGACCTCTACGAAGAGCAGGCGATGCGACGGGCGACACGCGCCGAGGTGAGCCGTGGGCAAGCGTGACACCTACCGTGACGACATCGACTGGGCCGACGTTGAGCGTGCATACGCCGAGCAGCGACACGAGCGGGACATGCGCGACCTCATGATGCCTGAGCGTGGCGTCATCGTGGATGAATGCAGATGGGGCAAGCAGTGAGTAACCGCGTCTTGAAGGCGAGCGCATCGGCACGCGGCTACGGTGCAGCACATCAGCGCGAACGCACGCGATGGGCGACGCTGCTCGCATCAGGGCACGTCATTCGGTGCGCACAGCCAGGATGCAGCCACCCGGACGACCTCATCACCGCAGCCACCGTGTGGGATCTCGGCCACTCCAGTGACCGCCGATCATGGATCGGGCCCGTGCACACCGACTGCAACCGTCGAGCCGGCGCCATCAACTCCAACCGCCCCCGCCTCGACCGCGCGACAACGATCCGCGAATGGTAGGGGCGTCCAGATTTCGAGACGACGCGCGTCGAGAAGACCCCGCGCAGTCGCTGTACCCCCCCGCGTGAGCAGGGGGCGTGAGGGAGGCCGCTGTGAGCGTGTACAGCGCAGCCCAGGAGGGCCGTCTCGCGGCCTTGCAGGCCACGCGTGACCGTTTGAGCCTCGCGATCGACGAAGCGCCCGTGACGGTCCTTCCGCAACTCACAGCGCAGCTTCGAGCAACGCTGGCCGAGATCGACGAACTCGATCCACCGAAGACGGAGAAGCCCGAGACGGGCCTGAGCGAGTTCGAGGAGCGGATGCGTGAGCGTGAAGCAAGATCCTCGACTTCGGCACGCACCCGATCGGGCTGATACCTACGGCGACCTCGCCGCGGGCCTTGCTTCGTCCTACCAGCTGACGCCGGATCCGTGGCAACAGATCGTGCTCGACGACTGGCTCGGCGTGGACGCCGACGGCAAGTGGTCGTCGCTGACGTGCGGGCTGTCCATCGCCCGGCAGAACGGCAAGAACGCCATCATCGAGGTGCGCGAACTGTTCGGCATGGTCGGGCGCGGCGAGAAGATCTTGCACACCGCTCACGAGGTGAAGACGGCGCGCAAGGCGTTCAAACGCCTGCAGCACTTCTTCGGCACGTGCAAGGACGACCCCGGCGCGAAGTTCCCCGAGCTCAACAAGCTCGTCGCCGAGGTGCGCAACGTCAACGGCCAAGAGGCCATCATCCTGACCAACGGCGGCAGCGTCGAGGTGGTCGCGCGTTCGAAGAACTCGGGCCGTGGCTTCACCGTCGACGTCCTCATCCTCGATGAGGCGCAGGAGATGAGCGACGACGACCTCGAGGCGCTACTGCCGACGACGTCGAGTGCGCCACTGGGCAACCCGCAGTGGATCTTCACGGGCACCCCACCCGGCCCTCGCGCCGATGGTGCCGTCTTCGGGCGCACGCGCCGCGAGGCTGTCGAGACGAAGGCGCCTCGGCTGTGCTGGCACGAGTGGAGCCCCGCCGAGGACGACGATCCGGCCAATCGTGCAGTGTGGAAGGCCACCAACCCGGCGCTGCTGACAGGACGCTTGCAGATGAGCGTCGTCGAGGGCGAGTTCGGGCGCTTCTCCGAAGATGGATTCGCCCGCGAGCGCCTTGGGCGCTGGGACGCCGATGGAGCGGCGACGATCTTCGGCGCTGACCGCTGGGGTGCGTGCCTCGAGGCTGAGAGCGAAGGTGTGAAGCTCGAGGCGCTCGCCGTCGCGACGTCGCACGACCTTGCGTTCACCGCGATCGTCGGCGCCGGCCGTGACGGTGCGCGCGTACAGGTGAAGCCTCTGCAGCACGCGCCCGGGCAGTCGTGGGCGCTGCAGCGCATCATCGAACTGTCCAAGAAATCTGACTGTCCTGTCGTCATCGACGACCGCTCCGCTGCCTCCCCGCTCATCGCTACGCTGGAGCGCGCCGGCGTGAAGGTCGTGCAGGCCCGCACCGCCGACGTTCTCGACGCGGCAGCCAGCACCTACAACGCCGTCGTCGAGAAGACGATCAAGCACGCCGGATACGCCGAATTGGACGATGCGATCCGGGTAGCGAAGAAGCGTCCGGTGTCGAAGCGGTGGGCCTTCGGGCCTCGCAAGGACGGTGACGACATCAGCCCGCTCGAGGCGATGTCGCTCGTCGTGTGGCAGCTGACCAAGGTCACCAAGCAGCGCGAGAGCGCGTACGCCGACGATCACGACCTCGTCGTCATCTGAGAGGGGGTCTCGTGGGATTCTGGAGCCGCCTGCTCGGCATCGACGCCTATGACGCCGCTCAACGCGTCCTGCCGGCCCCTTACGAGCCGTACATGGCGACCGGTGGCATTCCCGTCATGGACCCTGGCTCGCCTCTGCAGTGGTGGGCCGGCGGCGAGCGAACCAAGGTCGAGAACTTCTGGCGTACACAGCCGAATCTGCGCAAGGTCGTCGACTTCGCCGCACGTGCGACGGCATCCGTGCCGCTGAACGCCTACCGGCGAGTTTCGGACACGGACCGTCAGCGCGTGCACGGCGAGCCCATCGCGCAGGCCCTGGCAGCGCCGCGGCCGCGCGTCGGCCCGTATCGCTTCTGGCATTCGCTCGTGTCCGACCTGCTGCTGTACGACCGCTGGTGCTTCCTCGTGGCGACGGCGTCGGACGGCACGCCCGAGCTGCAGATCGTGCCCGCGTGGCGCACCCATTTCGAGGTCGACGCGCTCAACACGGTGACGGACATCTACGCGTGGATGGGCGACAAGAACGGGCGCGAGGGTGACGAGCAGTGGAAGAAGCTGCCGTTCGACCAGGTCGTCTTCGACCACGGCTACGGCGTGCGCTCGGCGGGCCTGTCCCCCGTCGACACGCTCTCCGACATTCTCGAGGAGAACGCTGAGGCGGTCCGCTACCGGCGAGAGGTGTGGGAGAACGGCACCCGCGCGCCGGCGTACATCGCGCGCCCGCAGGATGCGGGCTCGTGGACACCTGAGCAGCGTCAGCGCTTCGCCAGCGGCCTGAAGTCGGTGTACGGCAAGGACGCGCCGAACGCGGGCGGCATGCCGATCCTCGAAGACGGCATGGAGATCAAGGGCCTGGACGTGTTCTCGCCGCAGGACGCCGGGGACATCGAGGGTCGACAACTCACGGCTGTCGAGGTCGCGTCAGCCTTCCACATCGCCCCCGAGCTCGTCGGCGCGCGCGAGGGCACGTTCTCGAACATCGAGTCATACCGCCAGGGGTTGTACCGCGACGCGCTCGGCCCCCTCATCAAGAGCATCGAGGATGCGCTGAATGCGCAGCTGGTCCCGATGCTGACCGATGACCCGTCGGTGTACGTCGAGGCGAACATCGAAGCGAAGCTGCGCGGCTCGTTCGAGGAGCAGGCCAAGATCATGCAGTCCGCCACGGGCGGGCCGTGGATGACACGCAACGAGGCCCGTGCGATGCAGAACCGTCCCCCGCTGGAGGGCGGCGATGACCTCATCGTGCCGCTCAACGTCATCGCGGGCGGTCAGGCGTCACCCAACGATTCCGGCTCGCAGAACCGCATCCCCAACTAACACTTTCGAGCCCGAGGAGGGCGCATGGATCACAAAATCGTCCCCCTGAGGGTTAAGGCGGCGGGGCCTGGAGATGACTTGCCGGAAGGCTCCTTCGAGGGCTATTGCTCTGTCTTTGGAAACAAAGATTCGTACGGCGACATCGTTGTCAAGGGCGCCTTCGAGAAGACGCTCGCCGAGTGGGGCGAGAAGGGTGACGTCATTCCCCTCTTGTGGGGGCACGATTTCGCCGACCCGTTCTCGTCCATCGGCACGATCGACAAGGCCGAGGAGGACGACTACGGCCTCAAGGTGACCGGAACCTTCGACCTCGAGAACCCGAAGGCGCAGCAGGTCTACCGGCTCGCGAAGGGCCGCCGCGTGACGGGCATGAGCTTCGCGTACGACGTGCGTGACCACGAGGTGAAGGACGACGCGGTCTACCTCAAGGATCTGCACATCTACGAGGCGTCCATCGTGCCGATCGGCGCGAACCCGGAGGCGGGCGTTACCGACGTCAAGAGCGCGGCCGAGCATCTGCTCGAGCATGTCGCCGACGTCAAGGCTGGCCGTGTTCTCGCGGCCAAGCACATCGACTCCCTGCGGTCAGCGCAGGAGGCCATCGGCGTCGTCATCGCGGCGGCCGAGGCAAGCGACCAGAGCAAGGCCAGCGACACCCCTGAGGCTTCGTCCGCCGAGGCCAGCGACGACGAGCGAGTGCTCGAGACGTCGTCCGCCGAGGCCAGCGAAGCGAAGGCGGCACCGTCGTCCGTCGAGCAACTGGCGGCAATCACCAACCACTTTGCCCTGACAGGGCAGGAAGGAGCCTGAGGTGAACCTCAAGGCCCAGCGCGCCGCCGCTCTCAAGGCGGCGCAGGAAGTCATCAAGAAGGCCCAGGACGAGGGGCGCGATCTGAAGGCCGACGAGATCGCCGACGTGGAGAAGTTCCACGCCGAGATCAAGGGTCTCGACGAGAAGATCGGCGAGGCGAAGAAGTCAGCCGACCTCATCGCCGAACTCGCCGGCGCGGACACGCAGACGCAGGACGAGGCCAACGCCGAGAGCGACAAGCCGACCGACGGCGGTGGCGCCCCGAAGGCGCGCACCCTCGGCGAGCGGTTCGTCAAGAGCGCCGGCATGAAGGCTCTTCGCACCCAGTACGGCTCGGCCGTGCGGGACACGAAGAACCCGATCTACGTCGAGGCGCGTGACATCGCGAACGTCGACGAGCTCGGTATCGGTTCCAAGGCGACGATCACGACTGTGACCGGCCAGCCCACGCCGAACCGTCTGCCCGGTTACCGCAGCGAGCTGCTCGACGAGCCGCTGACGTTCCTGTCGCTGATCTCGACCGGTACGACCGATTCGTCGTGGCTGGAGTACGCGCAGATCGTCTCCGAGACCGACAACGCGGCCATCGTGCCCGAGGGCGAGCTGAAGCCGCTGTCGGACGTCACGACGGCCAAGGCCGAGGCGAAGGCGCACGTCTACGCCGACGGTTTCGACATCACCAACCAGATGCTCGCCGACGATGGCGCGATCGCGACGTTCATGGAGACGCGCATCCGTCAGCACGTGAACAACAAGGTCGAGGATGTGCTCATCAACGGTGACGTCACGGCCAACGTCAAGGGCATCCTGACGACGTCCGGTGTGCAGGCGCAGGCCTACGACACCGACGTCATCACGACCATCGCGGGCGCGCTCGCGAAGATCGAGAAGGTGCAGGCGACGCCGCAGGCGATCGTCATGAACCCCGCCGACGCGTGGAAGCTGTCCCTGACGAAGGAGGCCGGTGTCGGCTTCCTCATGGGCAACCCGCTGCAGCAGGGCCTCAACCCCACGCCGTTCGGTGTGCCGCTGGTGAAGTCGAACCGCGTGAAGGCGGGCACGTTCCTCGTGGGCAACTTCAAGTCGGTGCAGTTCCTGCAGCGTGAGGCGCTGAGCGTCGTCGCGTTCAACCAGCACAAGGACTATGCGCAACGCAACTTGTCATACGTGCGCGCCGAGCTTCGCGGCCTTCAGCTGCTGCTCGCTCCCCGCGAGATCGTCGTCGGGAAGCTGGCTGCGTGATGCGTGGCCCCCGCGAGTTCGAGATGGTCGAGGTCGATGGCGTGCGCTACGTCAAGGGTGAAGAGCCCGAGGTCGTGGTGGCCGTCGAGGTCGATGTCGAGAAGGTCGAAGCGAAGGAGGCTCCCGCGCCGCGCAACAAGGCGCGTGGGGCTGCTTCGAAGGAGGCGTGAGCGATGGGCGACATGCCACCCGCCGTGACGGCACCGGCCGGCGTCGATCAGGATGCGTGGACGGCTGCTGTGAGCGCGATCCGCGCGTGGTGCGGATGGCATGTCGCCCCAGCTCACCTCGAGACGCTGCGCCTCGACGGAACGGGCACGCGCGAAGTGTTCCTGCCGTCGCTGCACGTGCTCGAGGTGCTGCAGGTGCTCGATGACGGCCGTGAGGTGACCGACTTCGAGTGGTCGACGAACGGCATCATCCGCAAGGCGTCGCCGTTCACGCGCAAGCTGGGCGGCATCACGGTGCAGCTGAAGCACGGCTACCCGGACATGCCCGAGGTGCTCGGTGGCGTCGCGAAGGCGATGTCGGGTCTCGCGGGTGCGTC